TACTGCTGCCGTTTTTAGGTATTTGAAAAATGAGAAGTTAAGGAATAGATTTATGGGAATAAGAGGACCAAAGCCTGGAACACCAAGAAATGGCGGAAGGCAAAAAGGAACGCCAAATAAAAAGACTGTAGAATTACAGGAGAGAGTAAAGAGATACATGCAACAGCAAGGCATCAAGAATTTTGATCCGTTAGTTGCATTAGCTGGTATATCTATTGACAAAGGCACTCCACTAAAAATAAAAGTAGAGGCGTTAAAAGAACTTGCACAATATTTACATCCAAAAAGAAGAGCAGTTGAAATTTCTGGTGAACAAACTATAAATGTTCAAGAAAAAGAACAGAAGATAAAAGAACTTGATGAGCTGCTAGAACAGATAGAGGCTCAAAAAACAAGCGAAAACTCTAAAATATTGAATTGACAATCGGCTGCAAAATTTTTTCAAAGAAAAAAACACCTAAATAGGTTATGAAAAAAATCAATTTAATTTGACGTAGAAAACTTTACTAATATTGTAATATGCTAATATTATTATAACAATAAATCCTACATGGTTAAAAACTTAGAACAATTATCTGACATAGAATTAGAGACAAGACTAATACGGCTTAAATGGATTAAATCAGCACGACCTAAACAATTAACACCGAAAGGTGATTGGTCTATTTGGTTGATTTTA